ATGGCTAGTTGGGTGAGATGGAGTAAAAAGGAAGATGAAATATTAGAGGAATATGTAGGATTCCACAGCCCTGAAGACATATCTCTAATATTAAAAAAACAGGGATTTAATAGAACTCCAGAAGCCGTTAGATCAAGGTTTAAGGTTTTAAAAATATCTTACGCAAGAGAGTTTGATAATCTATCTCTTTCCAGGATAGGAAAATTATTAGGAGTAAGCCGTAGCACAACATCTTCTTGGCATAGGACAGGAAAAATAAAAGGTAAACCTTTAGGGAAGGGTAGGGAAATTGTTGTAAAATATGAAGAAGTGAGGAATTTTTTAAAGAAATATTCCCAGAAACTTAAAACTGTTTTAGACAAAGACGGATTAACTTTTTCTTAGGAGGAGAATAGAACCTTATGCTTTACTTTTACGCTTACCTTATTTTTGGATTAGGTTTTACTTTCCATGCAGCCTTGAATGATTTTTCTAATTTAATCTCAACCCCGATAAAATCATTCTTCTACCTACTTGCACTCATCGCCTTTTACCCAATCTTTGCTATTTACGGGATTTATCTCAGAGTATTCACGCCCTAAACCCTTGTTTTTTAACTTTTAACTTACTACTTGACGACGATATAGGAAGTGTGTAAAAATTCTTTTATATCGTCGTCAAGTTTTTTTTAAAATGAAAGCCAAAAAAGAGCCTTGGATTATTGTCACAGAAAAGAACGGTAATGTTCATAGATTTAATTATTACACCATTTGTAGTTTACACAACATAAAAGAGGAGGTGGTTCTTACGCAAACTAATGGGAAGTCACATACATTCGTTGGCGATGCTGCTAAGAGTTGTTTAGAACAATGGGAAAGAATTGTAAATAAAGAGGAAAATTAAGGACGAAACTCCTGTTTTAAGCTTAAATTAAGCTCAAAAACGTCATTACCCTTAAATATCCAATTCCACTCTAAGCAACTCCATAATTGGGAGTTAAAGTTAAATGGCGCACCATTTCTGGAAGTTAAAAACTCTTCAATTTCTTCATAATCATCCCTTGTTACTGCCATTACTTTAGCTTCTTGCATTTCCCTAACTAAGTTTAGTTGAAAATTAGTCCCCCTTAATTCAGTCCCGCCCTTACGCCTATCTGCGTTTGTGGCGGGACTTTGCTTTAGGGATAGGGGATTCTCCCAAGTTAAAACAAAACTTTGTGGTGCTGTGGGGTATACTGGCATAAAATTTAAAAAATAGGTAAGGTTATGGACATTAAGAAGAGGAATGAGGAAATTAAGGGGTGCGTAGGATTAATAATTCTAATGAGCTTGGTATTTTTCATTAAAGGTGTTGTAGATGGGGATATTAACCTCAATCCTCCTACGAGAGTAATCAAGATTGAGGTTAATGAAAGATAAATTACCTATCATATAAACCACCTCTATTTAAGCTACCTCCAGGACGACGCTCTTGCTTGATTGTCTCTTGGATTTTTGCTTCTAAAGCTTTTTCAAACAAGGCTTTGTTAATGTTGCCGTTGCCACCCTCGCTATTATTAATGTTCACGTTAGGCGTAATGTTAATCGTATCTCCACTTCTTCCTACGTTATTAATATTCCCTAAACCTTCACCTATCATACCGCCGCTACTGAAACTCTCCAATTTATTACTACTGTTTAGTTGATTCCATAACTTAGTTTCTTTTGGAGTTAAAACCCGTTCACCTTCGTTAGCGATAATTAAGCGTGGGTTAAACCCACTTATCGCCCTTTCCTTGTTTAATAAATCCCCAACCATTCCGCCTTTAGCAAAACTAGGGAGCGTAGCTGAACCAAAGTCTAATCCGCCGTCTAAACCACCTAAGCTAAAACCATCGCTAAAGTCAAATGCTCCGCTAGAACTAAATGGGATTGCGCTACTGCCTTCGAGTATTCCAAAACTACTCTCTCCAAACGCTCCAAAAATACTATCTAGCACTCCGCCATCTTTGCTACCTGCGCCCATAATATTTTGCAAGTCTAAAGCCGCTTGTTGTAGCATTGTAGCGGACACACTTAGATTAGCTCCCGCGTTATTTAAAGCGATCGCGCCCACGTCTTTAACTTTATTGCCAAAAATAATTTCAGTTAATTTACCAAATAGTTGGTTAGACAGTTCCTTACTTGCAACAGCAGCTAAATTGCTTAAAATACTTTTTGCAATCTCGCTAAAAGCATCGACTATACTTCTTTTACTCAACTCTGTCTTTTTCTTTTCTAAGTCTCTCTGCGCTCTATCTAATTCTTTTAGTTGTTTGTTATTGCCTGAATTTTGGTATGCGTTTCTTACTTCCTGAATATTACCGGACGTATTCATTATAATGTCGCGGCGTTTCTTAGCAATCTCATCTAGGGATTTATTAATATCCTGTAAATCGCCAGCGTTTTTATTAACAGAGTCGTTCATGAAAAATCCCTTTAGGATATTGTCAAAATCTCCTTTAATTCCGCTAATAGCCTCGGTGAACATATTAAATTCTTTCGCAACATTGTCTAGTTTTAACTCGTTTAGCTTAAGTAAATTTTCACTAAGTACAGATATTTCTTCTGCTGAATAATTACTTGATAATCCTAGTTTAGCTATTTCGTTTTTTTCCTTCTCAAAATCCATCTTAATTTGTGATAAAAGCTGTGCTTTTTGCAATTCCTTGTCTCTAACTCCGAACAAACCCCGACCTCTTATTATCTCGGAAGAAATTGCACTACCGGATGAATTTAATTTTTCCATCCTGCCGAGTTCAATGCCTCTATTTGTAATCGGCGCGAGCTTAGTTTGGTAAGAATTTTCTGCGTCAAGGTTAGATTTTTCTTTTCCGTAATTACGGAAAGCTTTTAGTCGTTCTATTAATTTTTCTTGTGGACTAAGTAAGGTGTTACCTTGAATTTCCAATAATTGTTTCTTGTAAGCATTAGTTAGCTCGTTAGTTTTTATTGTTAATTCATTGGTTAAGCTGACTAAACTAACCATCCCATCCTTATTGTCAATCGCAAACCGTTCATTGTCTAGTTGCAATGATTTCATTTGCGAGGCTTGGATAGTTTGCGATTTAGTTAATTCGTCGTTAGCTTGCTTAATTCGCTTAACTGTATCGGCATAATTAAAGTTAAGATCAACGCCCTCTCTTTTAACAGAATTAACATTGAGAATGGCTTTAAATTCCTTCTGAAAAGCTGCTTCACTCATGTTACCGCCCTTACCTCCGCCATCATAATAACGTCTTTGGAGATCTAGTAATTGTTGGTATTGGTCACGGGTTAATTCTAGTAAGCTAATATTTCTTTGAAGTGATGGAATTTTTAAAACCAACGGATTTAGCGGGTCAATTTCCTCAAGTTTTTGAACTAACTGTAACTGTTGTTGTAGTTGTTCAATAACTTTTGATTGTTGCGATATATCCTGCTCGCTTAATCTGAAAAACTCTTTTTTGTCAAAATCTTTCATTGACGCTTTGAGGATGCTATCAATATTGGATTCTAAAAATTTCAAGCTATTTTTAGCTTCTGCATTTTTAAAAGCTGTAGCTTTAAAACTTAGATCGTTTGTCTGGATTGCGGCTGCGGCTAATCTCGGATCATTAGGAAATCTCTTCATTGCCAGATTAAATGCGGCTTGTAAGTCCGGTTTTTGCGCGATCGCTCCATCCGTTTCTCTAACAATTTGCTCTAACAACTCAACATCTTTCTCTAATTTGCGGCGTAATTCATTAAATTGGAGACTAAACATATCCGCATTACTCATGGTAGGAGATAAACCTTTTAACACCGTTATTCTAGTCCCTAGAGTAGAATCTTTCGTACTGCTGATGTCTCCTATCGCGGTTTTTTGAGAGGACATAATAAGCCTGTAAGCCTCTAGCCTTTGTTTTAGCTCATTTTCTCTGATTTGTTCAGGATTTAGGTTGCTGTTAGTTTGATTAGTTTGATATTGTTGGGCAGCGGTGTTTAATTTAAGTCTACTAGCTTGTGTTACCGCTTCCTGCATTTGGTTGGGTTGAATACTTCCGCCTTGCATAACAATCTGCACCAATTGTCGCGCTGTATTGCCGTACCGATTTTCTGCTTTGGGGAGGTAATTACCTAGCGTAATATCACCATCCCCTACTCCTAATGATGCGTTAGGATTTCCCGCAAAAACGGTAGATAAAACTTTTCGGAAGGAGTCTAGCTTTTGCCCTCTACTGTTCTGTTTTAAGTATTTCTGAACAAAGACTAATTGCTCTTGTGGACTCATTTGAGACAGAGCGTCTATGTTTGTACCCAGTCCTCTAGCCGTAGCGGGCATGAACTGAATTAAACCTGTTGCGTTTGTGCGTTTGTTCCTAGCAGATGGCGAAAGTGTACCACCTGTTTCATACAGCATCGTTTTAAGCAGGTCTTCAGGGTTTGCTCCTACGCTTTGAGCTATTTCGCTAACGCTTTGCAGGAACTTGGTATCTATACGTGGATCTAGCCCTGGAACAAGCGGAACTGATTGGCGTTGTTTAGCAATGGGTTCGATTACCGATATCAAACCTTCTGCCGCTTTTAATGCGTAAGGTGTAATAGCTTTTTCGTAAGCACTAAAATCGCCTGTTTTCACACCTTCTTCAATCAAGGTTGTAAGAGTTGAATTTAATCTATCCAACTCTAGTATAGAAATTCCCTTGTCAATAGCTCCCAAGCGTTCATCAGGGTTTTTTCTAACGTCTTTACCACCCACACCCCAAAAATAACTAAATGCTCCAAATTTGTTTGCTAAACCAACATCCATTGGATTCAAATATTTACCAGACGGATCGTATTTACCCCCTGGAATTACGCCGGGTTTACCCCCTTTAGGGTCATCAAAATGTAGTTCTAACGCATAAGCATTTTTGCTTTTCTCTAACTTAGCAAGTTCCGTTTGATAATCTTTTCTGGCTTGATCCCCTCTAGCTGACGGTAGTGGGGGTGGCTGAATGAGTTTAAACCCTTTTTGAGCAAAGACTCGCTCGAATACCTTGACGGCTTGCTCAGTCCCAATAGATTCAATAGTTCTATTTTCGCCTTTGTAGTTTAAACTTCCTGTTTGATTTGTTCCGCCTGTACCTGTTTTGATGTCTAGTCTGTGTCCAGGGGTTAGTATTATTGATTTTGTTGGCTGTTGTTGAGGCATCGGCCAATCTGCTACCCTGTTCAGCATCTTGTTGTCTTGTGTGGTATCAACAACCTTTTTGGTTGTATCCAATTTAATCCCAGGTACTTTAAAAGTTTTACCTAACTGGGTAGTTGGGTTTATCCTTTGACCGTTGATCGTTACCTCCCAATGTAAATGCGATCCTGTGCCACGCCCAGTGCTTCCAACTTTACCTATTACATTACCTTGCTGTACAACGTCCCCAACCTTTTTAAGTAATTCAGATAAGTGAAAAAAGCGGTTTACAACTTTTTTACCTTCTGCGGTGATGGTTTCAACTTCGACCATATTGCCCGCACCACCATTCCAACCACCTTTAGATGTGATAACCGTGCCTGTCAGTGGTGCTTTAATTGGTGTTCCTGTAGCGTCTTCAAAATCAACACCGTTGTGCATTTTTCTAGTGCCGTCCAATGGGTCTGTACGCATTCCGTACTTAGATGTTACGCGCCCCGGCGTAGGTCTAAGCAAAGTTTGATTAACAGTCTGTAAATTATCCAATCCGTAGAACTTTTTGACAGCCCCTAACGGATTACTAACAAACTCTTTAGCACCCTGCTCTAACTGTTGCCCAGCTTTTTCCCCAAACACCGTGCTAACCGCCGATTGAACACCGCCCGCTAAATTTTGTAACAAGCCTTGTCCGGTAGCCAGGGAAGCTAACCAGTTGGAGGTTTTTATTCCCATATCAGCGATCGCAGTCCCCACGCGATCAAAGCCGTTCTCAAAAGACTTAACTAAATCTGCAAACTTAGTACCAAGACCTTCTATCCATGAGTTGCTAGTTTTACTTAAGTCTTTAATACTATCTTCAGCTTTTTTAGTTGCGTCTACAACACTGTTAGATAAGTTATTTATATTCTTATTAATTTCATCAACCGTCCTGTTTACGTTTTTAAGACTGAGATTAAAGTTATCGGCAATACTAGAATCTATCGAGATAATTTTTCCTGGTAAACTCCGTTGTAGTTCTATAGCTTGTAGCTGAATATCTTGGACGTTATTCTGGTAGTCAATCCTCTGTTTTCTTGCTTCTAGTCGTTGTTTCTCTATTTCGGTTGTTTGGGAAATTACATTAATAATCCCCTCAATAAACTGAGTGTAGATATTGTCCCCAGCACCAATTAAAGCCTCTCTAAGTTTATTCTGTACTTTAGGGTTTTCAAGGGTCTTTTGCGCTTTCTCAAATTCAATACCCACAGCTTGAGATTCTCGAACGGCTGCGCGATAATAGTCGGTGACTTGCTTTGTTTGTTGGTAGAGGCTTTGGATTAAGTTATATTTCTGCTCTGCAATTTGTTGTTGCATATCAACAGTTTGGATTTGCATTTCCTTAACTTTTATAAAGCCACTTAAAATCTCTTTTTCTTTACTTCCATCAATACTTCTTTCTTGTGCAGCCTTTAAGGTGTCTATACCGCTTCCTTTATTTAAATTAAGGGCGTTTAAGACTCCATCTAAATCATTAACTTCCAATTGAGCGGACATCTCTTGGATTTGTTTTAAATTATCGGCAATTTTACCAGTCAGAGTGGCTTGAGTTTTTAAGTTGTTCGTATATTCCAGTTGCCCTGGTAAAACGTCCCCACTGCTGCCAAGGTTAAATAAATTAGTTTTCTCTAAACTTAATGCTGTATCTCTATATTGTCTTAGATCGTTAAACTTAGCTTCTAAGTTCCTTATTTCAATTGCAAATTTTTGCATTTCTGTTAAGGAATTTTTAATAGCCTTAGTCATCTTGTCTTGTTCTTGAATAACTGTGGCTAAATCTTGTTTAGTTACCTTAATTATTTGATTAATTTGTTCAATTTCACTTTGATAAAGTTTGGGATTTTTCTTTAGTTCTTCCCAATACTCCAAATAAGTTTTTAAAGTTTCTACTTGTTTGTCTAAATTAGCTTTAGTTCCGCCAAACAATTCTAAGGGCTTTTCTCTTCTTTGACTTAATTCTTTTTCTTGTTCTTGCAGTTCTCTTAATTGTTGAATGTCGCCAGGATTGTTAGCAATAACAGCCCGACGCTTCATTTTAATATCATCCAAAGATTTATCAATGGCTTGAATTTCTTGGATAGCGTCTTGTATGGCAGGAGAATTACTATCTTTCAAAATATCGAAAGTGTTTTGTTGCCCAATAGTTGTTTGTTTGGCACTATCCTCCATTTGTTTTTTTAGTTTTTTTGTATCGTTATCAAATGGGTTAAGCGTAAACCTTTCTCTAAGTGCTGAAAAGTCATCACGGCTAACTTTAGAGGATGGATTTAATAATTTTCTTTGTTCATTAATAGACTGAGTAACGTTTCTAGTCTGTTCGCCAATTGCGCCGCTGTTATCCTTGAAATTCATCATTATTTCATCAATAGCTTTCATCGCCATTGATAAAACAAACATCTGAGCAGCTAAAGTTGCAATACTTTGACCCATCCCCAGCAATGCACCCTTAGCCCCTCCCGCAGAAGAGGAAATTCCTTTTAAATACGTCGCAAACATTAACCAAACAGGACTTCCTAATTTAATTAAGGTAATCAGTAAGACACTTTTTAAGAGTTGGAAATTCTTAGTTACTAAATCTATACCAGACGCAAAAACACTTAAAGAAAAGTTTCTGAAAGGCAGTAAAGTTTTACCAATACTTTCCTGTAACTCAATTAAGGAATTATTGAATTTATTAGTTATCGCCACTGAAGAATTAACGGCATCTCCTACACCTGATGAAGTTTGCGCTTTTAATTGTTGAGCAAATTTTGGCAAAAAGTCCTCAGCTAAAACCCTGCCCGTTGCTAAGAGTTGGTTCATGGACTGGGTGGTTGTTCCGTAAGCATTTGCGGCGATTTGCGAAGCGTTGGGGATTGCTTCAGCGAGTTGTTGTCTTAATTCCTCTTGAGATACAACCGTTTTTCCAGACATTTGCTCAAGCGCGGTAAAAGTCCTTTGCTGCTTGTCTAAATCTAAACCATAGACAGCCGAAGCTTGAGTGACTGCGCTAACGATCTGGCGAGATTGATAGCCTTCTATGGGAGTATCCTTAGTTGCCTGGAAGAATTTACTGCCACTTTCTAAAGTTTGGCTTAAGTCAACGTTGAGTCTTTTTGCTTCCGATCTTAAAAATGCAATATTTTTAGCACCCTCTGAAATGCTTCCAGAAGTGAACTTAATCCGTCTCTCTAAATTCTCAAAGTTAGCGGCGACTTCTATGCTTGCGGGAGCTAAATCTAAGATAATTTTCCCTACGGCCAACAAAGCTAGGACTTTAACAACATTACCTATAGAAGATTTAACAAAGTCCATCATCTCGCCAAATTTCTGGACTTTACTCATTCCCTCTACAAAACTATCAAAAGCCACCTTAGCCTGGATGAACCCTTCCTTAATTTTTTCTGGCATCTTAAGGAAATCTACAAATAATTCCTTAGCTGCAACAATACCGTTAGCTAACCCCTCGCCTAATGCTGCCGATACGTTAGGATTGGCGATTTCCTTAAGGAAATCTAAATAACCCTTAAATCTTTCCTTAGCTTCCTTAAATCCTGGGATACTTCCTAATCCTTTACTAAAGCCTCGGCTTAATTTATTTTTAAAGTTTTCCGCAGTAGAAGTTATATCTCCATCTTCTACAGCAGATTTAATATCGTTCATTAGCTCTATAAATATGCCAATAATACTAGAATCTTCTAAAAACCCAAGTCCCTTAGTAAATCCTTCGCCTACGTATTTACCAATTCTAATACCCCACCTTGAGGGAGATTTAATTTCTAATTTTTCCTCAACGGTATCTATTACTGTATTTGCTAATTTTTCAGAAGATGATTTAACATTTTTTAAAGAATTATTTATACCTTCACTTAAACCTCCTCCTACGTTTTTACCAGTTCCTTGAAGTGCTGCGAGTTGTTTATTAAACTCATCCACCATTGCCTGTTGAGCTTCGGACAGTGGTGGTTTTTTGCCGACTTGTTGGATAGGTGCAGGATAACCCTCCGTTGCTTTAACAGTTTTATGAGCAACTTCGCCAATCGCCTCAACAGGTTTATTGGCTGACTTCCTGATACCCTCAGACAGTCCTTTGTTGATGTTGATGCCAGCCGACTCAGCAGCTTTTAAAAATTCAGGATTAAAATCGCCAATAACTTTAATGTTTTTGCTTAACGCTGTGCGAATAAAGGCAAGTAAGCTATCGCCATACTTTTTGAATAGTTGATCGGAAGAAATTTGGCTACTACCAATACGAATAGCTGAAATGTCGCTAGGCAAAACTGGAACGTGAGTTTGAGCTTCGACGTAGCCAGAATTTTCCTCATAGTTTCTCATCAAGTTTGCTTTGGGTGAAACAGAGCTTAATTGCCTAAATTGCGAACCCCTCCCTTCATAATCTTCTTTTAATTCTTCTATTGACTGATGTCTGTCTAAGTTGCTGTCTCTTTGAAGCCATGTTGTTTTATTAGCAATCCTAGACGGATCGATTAAAAACTCAATAGCCCCATAAGCCTCGTTTTTGGTATGATCTGCGCCATACTCTTTATGGCGCAAAGCACTATAAAGAGTCCCACTTCGTCCAAACAGTTCAAGCTCTCTGGCAGCGCGATTGCTTGACGGTCTTCCCATCAATCCACTGCCAAGAATATTGTTTAGCTTGGATGGATCAAATGACGTTCTGTGGCTCAAATACCAGTCACGCAAGCTGTTTGTTAATTCCTCTCCGCCATTTAATTTTGGATCTTGATTAACGAAGTCAAAAGTTTTTGCAACATCGTCAATCCCAGACTTAGCTATTTCTTTAACCTTGTCTAAACTATTCTCTAACCCAATCCCGTAACCATCTCCAGTATTTTCGCCATACCCCTCCATTACTTTAGATGGAGATTGCATTTTTAATTTTTCTGTAACTACGTCAGGTACTATATCTGCTAATTTTTCAGCCGCAGTGCGTAAATCACCTATGCTATTTTCCAAACCTTCGGTCATGCCCTTGCCTACATTTTCCCCAACGCTAGGTAAGTTTAGTTTATTAACGTTAACTATCCTATCTGTTTTATTTTGGACGCTAGATATTTGACTTAAAGTTTGTCCTAATTGACTGCCCAACCTTGTCGAGCCAACGTTATTATTCTCACCTAAAGTTTTAGTGATTAATTTAATCTCTTCTCTTGCTTTAACTCCCATCTGCTTAATGGTCGCCGCCATATTTGCGGCTTCATCTAAATTACCAGACTTAGTTAAAGTTTGTAAAGTTGCAAAACTTTTGTTAAATTGCGCTGCAATATTTCTAGCTGATTCTAGTCCAACCCTTGCTTCAGGGCTTAAATCTGCATCTTTCTCCCTAGTCTTAAAATCTTTTAAATATTCTTGCCCTTGGGGAAACTGTGCATTTATTCTAGCAAGTCTTTGGTTGTCAGTGTATTTTTCTCTAGCGGTTCTAGTGTCTTTTTTGGGATTTTTATTTAAGTCAGTTAATCTAGCTTGTTCTTCTAAAGTTTCCAATACTCTAGTTTGTAAAGTTTTTAATTCGGGATAAAACTTAACAGCTTTTTCTAATGTTTTAGCTAGAGATTGTTTAATCTTTGCTCCAGAATCTAAAAATTCAACAATACCTGCTCTCATTTCTTCTAAAAAAGCAGTATACTCATCAAACTCTGGTTTAATGTCTTTACCTATTTGTCTCGCGTTTGGTAAATTTCCCATCATGGAAGAAAAGTCATATTCTCCTCTTCTCCATTCTGGTTTTTGAGGAACTGCAAAAGTATAACCCTCCGCGCCGTTAAATCCTGCTTTTTCAATTTGCCTTAAGGTTGAGCCGTCACCCAATACAGCTTTAAGAGTTCTAACTAAACTGTCTTTCTCATCTAATTGAGATTTAAAAAAATGTAAATTAGGCTCACTCTTTATCCCTTTAGATAAAGACGGACTTACGGGATCTATCGCGTCTCCCAAAAACGACTGTATTTGTTCATTTACCATAGGCTTGGTTAGGAAGGGAAGTAATGCGTGACCCTTCCCCGCTCCTGGTATAAGAGACATTAATGGGGACTCCTCCATAAGTCCCGGCATACCATAAGACATCACCTTGAGAGTTGCCTTATACACTGGATGTTCTTTGTCCGCTACATTTTTACCGCCAAACATAACAACGTTTAAAGGATCGAACTCTCCAACTAAGGATTGGTAATTTTTCTGACTAGCCGTAGTCATTAAATTATTTACTGGTGCTGTCAATCCCAATCCCTTTACGTTCGTTATTCCTGCCCTTTCTAGGATTGCGATCGCTTCCTCGACTATGTAAGACCCACCACTTGTCCCCGCTAACTGAATGGGTTTGTCTGGATATTTTTTTCGGTAAGCCATAGCTTCAGCGGCCATCTTTACCGAATCCGGGTTATATCCTTTCTCCAAGTTAGTATGTAAAAGCATATCAAACGGCATAGGCTCAGATGCAGGTCTTTCAACTCCGTCCGCGCCAACCACCGTGCCACTACTTAGATCTGCCCTAAACTGATAAATCTGCCCTAAATTATTTTTATCATTTGAATAAGGGTTAGTAACGGGAACAGAATAAGACCCCGGCAAAATCCTTTTGACTAAGTTCTCTGCAAAAAAAGTATTTCGCCCACCCTTCTGGAAGTCAATACCTCCAGTAATTAAAGAAATTGATTTAGCTTTTTTTATATCTTCGTTGTCAGCGACATTTACATTTTCTGACATTTTTGCAGCATCTTGCGCGGATTGAGCGAGTAATACTCTTTTTCTAATTCTTAAGGGTTGTGCGCCAACTTTAAGAACTTGTCCTGCTGCGGTATATGCAATTTCTTGAATTTCGTCAACTATAGGCTGAAACGCTGCTTTAAATTTCTCTTGCGCCTGAGTTTGATTTTTAAATACGAACGCATCTTCCAGTGCACTAACAATATCGTCTTCAAATTTTTGAATACTTTCTGGCGTAACCTTAGATAAAGGTTTCGACACTGCGCGGGTAAAAGACTGAGTAGCTCCAGCGACATCTAATCCTAAGTTTTTCTTAAACCCAGACATTAAATTTTTACCAATCGTTCTACCAAACTCCTCAGTAAGTCCTGTTCCTAAAGACCGACCTAAACTTAATTTAGCCGAATCCATTACGGCTTTTTCTACTGATTTTAATTGTCCGACTATTTCTCTAGAATTGTTATTATTATTAATTACTAAATTGGCTTTTTCTTTATTTACTTCTACATCTACTCTCACTCTAGCTCTGCCGTTACTACCTTTGGTTAGCGATGCTAATTCCTTATTTAAGTTAGTTAATTCCCCGTCATCAACAAAAACTTTTAAAGGATTGTTTTTAAAATAAGTTTGTGTTTGCTTAAAGTGAGTTACCTTTAAGTCAAAATGTTTATTAAGGTTTTTTAGCGAGTCATCATTAACGCCTATGGTTAAATTAAGATCTTTCTCTAGAAATTGAGCTTGTTTAATAGCCTCGACCCTAGCCTTTTTTATATCTTCCATTAGCTTGGAGTAATCACCAACTAACTCAACAACTAATTGTGGTAATTCCATATAATTTACTCTTCTAATAATAAACTGATTGAGGCTAGAACTTGAGGACTAACTAAACTATTCTCAAAGGCAAACTTAATACAAGATTTTGTTTCTTCACTAATGCCCGCCTTGTCGGTTTTAACTTCATTCTTGAACGGTAAAAAATCAGTCCACGAAATATTTTTACCGCCCAAGAACCCATAAACCACTTCCGCCAACCTTGCTGTTGCAAAGCTTTTTTCGTTAGACTTGACCCTATCAATTTTTTCCAGTCTTGATAGGGTGTCTAAAATTACAAAAGGCGGAAGTTGGAGGAAATTTACCCAACTACTAAATCTACTGTCTTGGATTCCGTGCTTTTGGATCTGGAGGTAGATGGTGTACCAGTCAATGTCGTCTCCGCTTCCACTTCCGTATTCATCTTCTTCACTTCCTCCAGCGGAGTTAGAGCTTTTTTTTCACCTTCAGGATCTTCTATAATATTGAGGCTTTCGGATTGGTAAAACTCAAAGACGGCTTGGATTAATTCTTGGGGAAGTCCTGCAATGTCAGCAAAGCTTAAATTCTCGCAACCTAGGACATACTGGCGGTCAAAATTATCGTACAAGAATCCAAGTTCTCCGTCTTTAATTTTTCCGGGAGATTTCTCAATCACTACGTCCTGGACTTCAGAATCGTGATTTCCTTTAACTACCAGAATTACATCACCGAATTTAATATTTGTCCCATCAGGAAGAGGGTATCCTAACTCTTCGATCTTAATTTTTTCACTATTTATTAAGACACTTTCTAGTAGTTCTACATGATAAGCGAGTCGTCCTGGAACAAATACGGGTTCGGGATTACCTTCGACGTAAAAACCTCCCATGATGGTTTTGGCGACAAAATTCCAAATTTCTAAAGTTGGAACTTCATTCTTGTTTAATTCGCCTAATTCTTCTTCGTACTCACTTAATACTGTATCTTGATCACTGGGAAAAACTCTAGTCCCGTCAACTTCCTTACCAAAAATGTATTCCGAAGCTTCTTCCCTGCTTATACCTTTATCCTTAGCAATACCTTTAATTACGGCATTAATTACGCCAGTAACTTGTTTTTTAGTAGCCGAATATTTTTTAACTTGTAACAACTCACCGGCTTTTACATAGCCCAATCTTTGCAAATACAAATAGCCGTGATTTTCTGTACCGACAGCGACGATTTCTGCCTTTTTTTTCTTGGAATTGGAAGGTTTTACTTTTAGCACAATTCTATCTCCAGGTTTGTGTTAATTATGGTTGTGTTGTTGTCTTTAACTTCTGGGGGAATTTTTATCTTAAATTCTTCCCCCGTTTCTGAGAATAATGAAAGTTCTCCAGATAATCCGCCCCTAAAAAACGCCGCGCCACATAAAATTTTTGTCTCGCTAGAATTAAGTCGGCAGTTAAATAACGCAACAATGTTTTTAGATATATCTGCAAGGACTTTCATTTAAAATTAGTATCCTGATTATGAGTAAGGGTCGACCCAAGTAAAGGAAGTCCCTTGCAAGTGAGCGGTAAAGGAATACTTTTTAACTTCGTTGTAACTACCGGGCTGGCTGTAGTCCGTAATTAAAATAGCCGCTTCAATAATTTCGCCGTCTGGATAGACAGCGTAGAAATACAATTCGCGTCCAAAATAGCCGCCATCTCTTTGGGTTTGCTTAATAAGCTGTAGCGCAGGATCTCCGCCAACTGGGGAATCGTAATGGTTTTCTACGCCAGAGAATTGGATGGTTCTATCGCTACGGATGGCCTTTTTCTCAGTTCCAGTGCCACTTAAAGTATTGGTTGTGTCCACTGTGGTTGTTTGAGCGGCCAAGGGGAACTCTTGAATCCCGTACATGGGGAGCAAATCATCAACAATCCTTGCTGTACTTCCGGTAGCGATCGCGTATTTTGAACTAAAGATGGGAATGTTAGTCGCTGTAGTCGCTACGGTCACATCTTCCGAAATGAGGACATAAGTTCGCGCTTTATCCCCATCCTTGAAGAAGGATAGTGCCATACCTGCTTTTAAGTCTGTCGCTACAGAAGCAGTACAAGTAATTACAGTCGCGCCAACAGCGACGGCTACTGTAGACGTAAGAGTTCTTGCGACTACAGTTCTTGTGCCTTTGGGCAATAGTAAGATTCCTGCACTAAAACCCTCTAAAGATGTAGTGTTGTAAGCTAAAGGCATAGTTATTTTTTCCTTTAAAAAAATTAAATCATCACCCTGTCGGCAATATAAATTCTTGCCTGTTCAATCACCTTTTCATCTGCCGGGGTATTCGTAAATCTTGAAGTTACATAAGCCCTCCTAATCCTCTCTACCGCTAAACTTAAATTAGGCGTTGCTGCCCAATTTTTAAGGGTGATTTCCCAAAGTCTAGGGTGATATTTCATCCCAGCAGAAGATGAGCGAGGATCGCCAGATGGGATGTGGTTAATCAAAATCTCTAATCCGTTACTACTAGATGGCGGATTTACTCCGCTACCGGATACCCAAATACTAGGAATAGGAACTCCGCCTTTATATGTCCCCACAAGTCCTGTGAGCAAATTTAAAAGTTCCGTCCTTAGTTCTTTTGAGGTCATTTTTATCTAACGGTAAGGGAGTAAGAGTTAATTAAGCCGCCTAAATCTACGATATCTCGTGGACTTCCCACCAAGTCACCACTTTTACGAAGGGTGTATCGTGGCCAGTTCCAAATGGGACTTTTTATGGAATCTTGCATCTCGTTGCCGAAATTACTACTAAGTTCAAAAAAAGAGTTTTTAATCGCATCCCCTAATCTCTTACTTTTACTAGAGTTAAGAATTGTTCTTGAAAATTCTTCCTTAAAATTAAAGCTATCGGCAGTTACCCAAACCCAAGGCCTTGCTGGTGCGGATTCACCACTCTTAAGAGTCCATCCCTCATGCAGTTTAGCTGCATAATCAACGTCCCACTTAAAAGTCGCTACCTGAGATTTGGGTAAATTTACAAGTTTTTCCCAATCGTTTGTTTTTACCATTATATCACAAGGTATAAAAAATTACATTTAATTTCTCAGGGAAAGGTTTAAATATCCAAAAATAACCTCTCCAAACCTCATAGTTAAAGACGAAAAAATAGGCTGTACTATGGGTAAGAATTTAAACTTACCTACATATTCTCTATCGCCTAAATCCAAGACAGCGTTAGCCTCAATCTCTAAGTCAAAAACTAGAGGAAGAGTTGAAGGCATCCAAATATTATTATTGTTTAAAGTTAAAATATTACCATTAAGAAAAATATCAGTAATTTGGATACCTGGCATTTGATAATGAATAGGGTTTTTGGATTGCGCCACCCTAGCAAAAACTTCTACATTAGTTTTCTCCTCAATGGGGTTGCCGTAATCATCTTCTGTAAAGCTCCCATTACCTGCGAGTAAGTTAATTTTTAAATTAGGGTTATTTAACATCTTAAGTCCGAGGTCTATATTTATAAAATAACGGCAAAAGATTAGCAAATGGTTTTAAATCATTAAAATCTTGGTAGACTATTTTCGCTCCCTGCGAACTCTCTTCTTTAATTATCTTCTGCTCTCTATATAGAACTTCTGCGATAGCTGCAATTACAGATTTAATTTTTAATATCTCTTGGGATTGGGAAGTTGCGGAAAAATTTAAACCTGCGCTGTAAGTAATTCTTATTTCTTGAGTTACGTTATTGCTACGACTCCTTCGTATACCTCTAATAATATTGGCATTTATATAGTTAAAATTATTAAGTTCTAAACAATCTCCAATTAAAAAGTAATTTTCTGATGGTAAAACTTCCCAATTTTGGCTAACTGGGATATCACCAAAACTAACAAATAAATTATTATACCTAACTTCTACTAAATTAATTGCCGTTACGGGAGCATAAACTAAGGCTATTTTATTTAAACCTAAAACCCTTTCTAATACATAATCCTTAATTACCAATTCCCGATTTGCGCCCAAGGATGATTCGCACAGAGATTGAGATCGCAAAATAAGTCCTTCTAATTCTAGATTACCAAGGACGGACAGCGATGGCGAAAGATTTCTCAATTCCTGTACGGTTAAAATCATCTTAATTAATTTCCTAGCCTTGGGCAATTATCTTTGGAAAAATTTTCTGCACAAACAGGTTCGTCTGTCTGGTTAGTTTGGTATTGCGCCCCACAATTTTGGCAGTAGGGAATATTGTTTCTTTTGAAGTATTCTGTAGAATAAACGCCCATTGCTTTTTTTATTACTTTTGCTTCTACCGCTGGCGTTTTAGTTTTGGTTGGAGGTTTTTTAGTTTCCTCAACCGGAATATTTTCGTTTTCTTCTGGCACTTTCTTATCCTTAAATTTAATCTTAAAAGTTACCCTTAACTTAAGTTAAGGGTAAAAAACTTAAACAGCCCTACGCGCAACTCTTAATTTAGCGCAACGGGTTTGTTGTCCTGCTGGGGAAGCTAAAGCTGCATCCAAGTCAATAACGCCAGTTTGTTCACGGCTAATCCAGATAAAAGATTCTCCCATGTTAAATGGAGTTGTACCAGAAGCGCGAACTTCCATTGGTAATGCAATACCGCGACCGACCGCACCGTAGCTAAATACGAAACAGTCTTCAGTAACGGTTGCGCCCGCGCCAAAAGTAGTTGTGTTTACGGTTGGATCAGATCCACCTGGCGCACCAACACCCCATGTATTGCCTGAGAAAATTTCAAAGCCGCAATATTGACCGACGTAACCTGAGCTTTGTCCGATTTCAATTCCAGAAGCCGCACGGAGAACGTTAGAAATATTCTGGCGTTGTTCTTCAGTTACAGGAGAGTAAAGCTTGCCTAAAGATTTCTTTAGATTGTCTAAGGATTTAGGGGGAACTGTCAAAATGTAACTGTTATTAGGCAAAGTTGGCCATTGGTCGGCGTAAAGCTGGGAATAAACAGAAGACAGGAAGTCTTCAGTTAAAGTACCGTCATCTGTTGCGGCAACGTTAGCCGGAACGGACGTTACTTCACCCTTATCGTTGTAATAAACTTTAGTTGTCTTAAAGTATTCCTTACGCACCATCAAATCTTCAAATTTGAAGTAGTGCTGCATTAATACTTTATCCAACACTGCCATTAAGTCAATTAATGACGTAGCTTCAGTAAATTCTGGAATAAATACAGGGCGGTTGCCTACTCCTGTGCTTAAACCTAGACCCCATTGAGCAATAGTTAGCGGGACTGTGGTAATTTCCAAGCCTTGAGAATCTGTAGAAGTACCACGAGTATAATTAATGCTGGTATAGGTGTCGGTTGTGCTGATCAGGAAGTCGTTAACATCTGTAGGATCGGCTAAATTATTAGCGCGAGGAATCAGGATGGATTTATTGGGCGCAGATGTTGAGTCATATATAGTGGAAGCAAACTGCCACCAAATATTATTGGAGTTGTGAGTTTCTCTCATTAAAGCTGAGAGAACATCCAAGAAAATTGCGCCAATGCTGCCGCTCGATCCGATAGTTGGCCCGGCCGCACGACCAGAAAGAAATCCGCCACCCTCAGAAGATTTAAAGTAATTTTCTAATTCTTTAACCAAAGGAGCGTGTTTCCAATCACGCAAACCCTTAGTGGCTTGCTCTTCACGGAAGTGATCGTGCATGAATCTAGCTAAAACATTATGATTCCGTTGGACTGCAACCATTCCATCGTGGCGAACTTCTGTAGGTTCGGCTTTGGAACTGTTAAATAAGTCAATAAATTCTTTAGCTAAACCTTGCATGGCAAACTTTGGGGTATTTTTAACGGCGGGGACGACTTCAGATCCGGAGCGGCCAATTAACTGCGAAATATCTTTAAGGGTATCAGCTAATTGCTGGGCTTTTAATCTCTCGGCGCGTTCTTGGTCTAATTCTTGTTTTAAGCTTGAATTTTCTGCTAAGGCTTGAGATTTTTCTTGTTCTAGAACTAAATTCATTTCCCGAACTGGAGTTACTGTTTCAAGAATTAATTTTCTAACGGCTTCTAAATCTAAGCCTTGAGGCTTCAACTCTGCTACGGCTACAATCTCCCTTTCCTCTAGCGCAGGAACGGGGTCGGGAGTTGAAGATTTAACTTCTTCTAAAGGTGTTAGTGGAGGCATATTTTTACCTTTAATTTGAATAATTTTAGGCTCATCTTTTCCATTGCGCTGTTGTAGGCTTTTACCTACTCCTACCGTCGGGTCGGCGGGTACGCTTGCATGGGATATCTCAAATATTTCCCAATTTTTACTTATCCTGACTGGGTAATAACCCCTGTCTGCGAGTCCGTATTTTTCAATAAGAGCGGCGGCTTCTTTCTTGGGAAGTTCGGTGTATTCATCCTGTACTTGGTACATGAACGAAACACCTTTACGAGTACCCTTTTGGACTAAGTTATATAAGTCTCTACCCTCTGCGTTGTCGTCGTACTGGACATCGCAAATAGCCTTACCTTGGGAGAAATTTACCCCCATTACTAGGCCGCGTTGCAAATCCCAATTATGATTCCAAAGAATTGGGCAGACACCTTCTGTAACCCTTTGAGTATTGCAACAGCCTGGCTCATGGGAAAGAACTTCGTAATATCTCTCATCTTCCCAGTAATCGTATCTAAGGATTGGATATTCGGAAGAAAAAACAAAACTTGCGGTTAAGTTTCCTACTACTTCTTCCCCACTCTCCTCTTCCTCCATATCCTTATTTAAATTTAAAGATTTTGAGAAGTTGGGAAGAATTTCCAAATTAAAATATCGCGTAGCTTGACCTACGGCAATTTCACCATCCTTAAGTTCTAACCTTGCATTTTTCTCTGACACTTTTTTTAAGGTTAAAAAAACTGATTAGTGCTTATTATAACATTCTTTATGGGAATGTGCTATAAACAAGTATAAATCTTTACTCCTCTAAAAAAATGTTTAACGAAGTTTATGCTCCGTCCGCAAAACCTGTGTTTTACCGCACTTATTCAAGAGGTAAAAAAGAGACATGGCAAGATGTTTGTGACCGGACAATTACGGCATTAATTTCTCTGGGAAAATTAACTAAGACTGAGGGTGACTTAATTAGGCGATCGCAGGAAGAATTTAAAGTATTAAGTAGTGGAAGATGGCTGTGGTGTGGTGGTACAGATTGGTTAAAAAAGCCAGAAAACGTTTACGGTGCTTATAATTGCTCATCCACAAACATTACAGACTGGGAAGCATTAAGCTTAATGATGAATTTGGCTATGCAGGGATGCGGGACTGGCGCAGTGTTGGAAGATAAATATATTAAAAATCTTCCTATTATAAGGAATAATTTAAGCGTAGAGATTGTTAATTTACCTGGCACTGTAAAAAAAGAAAACAGGCACGATGACACTATCGTTAGCGGCGCGCGCGGACAAGTTAACATTTTTGTTGGAGATAGCCGTAAGGGTTGGGTAGACTCTTACCTTACACTTCTAGAGTTGTCTTCAAGGGAAGATTTAGCGAAAAACGTTAAAGTTTTCGTTTGCTTAGGTGCGGTAAGAAGTAGTGGGGAAAAACTTAAAGGCTTTGGCGGAACAGCTAATCCCATAGCTTTAGCTGGGATGTATGGAAAATTAGCTAAGATTTTAAACGGGGCTATAGGTCGCCAACTTACCGCTTTAGAGTTATGCAAGTTAATTGATGAGGCTAGTGTTACAATTGTAGCCGGAAATATAAGAAGGTCGGCGGGCATGAGACAGGGTTCGCCAGAAGATATAGAGTTTGCAACAGCTAAAGATAACTTGTGGCAACAAGACAATGAGGGTAACTGGAAAATAGATCCTGACAAAGATTGCTTAAGAATGGCTAATCATACGTTAGTTTATCACCGTCGCCCAACTTTAGAAGAGGTCAAAAAAAGTGTGCAAAAACAATTCCACAGCGGTGAAGGTGCAATTCAATGGGCTGGCGAAGCGGTAGCTAGAGCTAACGTGGATTTACTCTCTAATAAGGATTTAAAAAATAAGTTTTTAGACTTATACAATAAGTCCTTAAATGAAGCATTAAATTTTTTAGCTAAGTTAGGGCTGTTGAGTATTACTGAAGCGGAAGAAAGGATGTCTAGGTACGCTACCAACCCTTGTTTTCGTGGGGATATGAAAATATTAACTAAAGATGGTTACAGAGCATTCGAGTCGTTGGACGGTCAAGATGTAGAGATAATTAACGCAGAGGGCAATGTTTCTCTATCTCATATATGGTGTTCAGGTGAAAAGGAAACCGTAAGGGTAGGAATGGGGGCTTATGGAAGTATTCACTGCACTCCAGATCACTCTTTTTTAAATATTGATGGCAAAAGAGTTGACGCATCTGAATTAAGACCGGGTGACAGATTAATGCCATTCTTAAAAGTGCCAGAGCATAAGAATAAAATATTCGTTTGTTTAGGATTTGTCCAAGGTGATGGTCAATTATCTGATTTATCTGATTTGAAAAACGACAAAAAAGGGCAACTAGGTGTTGCTGTCAACATAGGTAAAAAGGATCAAGAAATCCTAGAATTTTTCCAAGAAACGGAAGGTTTGAAATGCAAGAAACATGGCGAAAGGCGTATTTATGTTAACGGACTGAATGAGTTAATTGACAAATACGACTTTTCTCTTTACACCCTTCCATTTCGCGCACTCCCATCCACTTATAAAGGCTGGGACTTAGACATAAAAGCATCGTTCTTGTCTGGACTTTATTCAGCTAACGGCAGTGTTCTAAAAAACGGCAGAGTGACCTTAAAGACGACCTGTAGAGAAATGGGCGAACAGATCGTTGATTCTTTAAAAGCAGACTTTGGCATAGAAGCTTATATAACCGTTAACCGTCCGACGACCGTGTCGTTCCCTAATGGTATTTACCAATGTAGAGAAAGTTACGACGTAAATATTCAGCAATACAAAGAGAGACTTTCATTCTTCAACCAAATCAACTTTATTCATTCGTACAAGATTGATAAATTTGCCAAAACTCTCTTGGCAACCTCTCCCTCAATATCGGTAGTAGAAAAACAAGGGATTGTAAAAGTTTATGATTTTTCTGAACCAATAACGCACTGGGGTGTAGTAGAGGGCTTTGTCGCGCATAATTGCGGAGAAATTGTGGGTAACAATTTTTTCTGCGATCTCGCTGAAGTACACCTAAACACGCTAGATGGAAAAGACTTAAATAGTTTAAGAGACTCATTTAGGGCTGCGGGTTTAATTGCAGCCGTACTATTAAATGACAAATTCCCTGACGAGAGATATCAAAAATCTAGGGAGTTAGACCCTATTGTTGGCGTTAGCTTTACTGGCTTATTTGACTTTTTCGTTAATTTATTTGGGGAAAGTTGGTTGCGCTGGTGGGAAGGCGGCAGGGAGGAATACTCAGACAGAGACTTTATCACATCAAAGGATTTAGAAAATTGGATAGAAACATTCCCAGATGAGGTAGTTGAAATTATTAACGATTGGAATAAAAGCCAAGGGAAATTTGCTATAAAACACCCCGGCGTTTGCAACGGACTACTTTTTAAAGCCTTGGAAGAATTTTACCTGACGCTTTTTAAAGATGAAGCCCATAAAGCAGTTTGGGAATACTGTCATGCACATTCGCTTAAACGCCCCAATAGATGTACTACGGTGCAACCAAGCGGGACTAAGAGTCTCTTAACTGGCGCGTCTCCTGGTTGGCATCCTCCAAAAGCTGCTAGATTTATCCGTCGGATTACTTTTGGCAGAGACGATGCAGTAGCTTTAGCTTGTATGGACTATGGCTACAGTATTATTCCTTCCCAATCTTGTAAAGATGCTGAGGGTAATTTATTAAACGATCCATTTGACCCAAGAGTTACGGAATGGTTGGTAGAAATTCCCACAAAAACTAGCTGGGCGGATAACATCGGGGAAGATGTAGATATAAGCAAATTTAGCGCAAAAGCCCAATTTGACTTTTACCTACAAGTACAAAATTACTACGCAACTCACAATACTTCAGCAACTTTGGAAATACGTCAAGAGGAAATTGGGGAATATGCACAACTCCTTTACCAGAACATCCAAAATTGTGGCGGATATAGTTCTGCGGCACTTTTGGCAAGATTTGACGGTGGCGAAACTTTCCCTCGTCTGCCATTTGAGCCAATTTCTAAGGAAAAATATGAAGATTTATGGGGAGAGGTTTTAGCTCGCCGTAAAAATAGTAGTTTTGATGAACTTTTGCAAATAAGGTTGGGCAATGTAGCGGTAGAAGATTCTCAAGTTGGCCCGGCCGGATGCGACTCGGATAAGTGCTTATTTAAGGAAGTAGGCAAATAAACCCGTCAGGTAAATTACAATAAATCCTCCAAAGGCTTATACAAAAGCACTTTGGAGGATTTTTAACTTTAAGCCCACGTCAGGTAAAAAGGGGTATTTTTGTAAAAGCGTCAGGTAAAATCCTTATTAGAGAAGAAAACGCTTGACGCGATTTGTGTGACGTTTCCCTAAAAACTCCATTTTTACTTGACGTTTTTTAGACTATTTCTACCCAACCCTCGCCGTCGTAAACAAAAAATTTAGTCAAGGTTGAGTTAAAATAAATCTGATATTGAGCCAAACTTGTAGTTGGCGCAGCACTTAATACTCCTAAAAATCTATAAGTATGTTGGGCAACTGATGATGCGGTAATAACTTGAATTTTATCCGCCGGCGTAATATTGGCGGAAAAGTTAAATGAATCAATTTGGCTCAATGGCGTAATAAGCTGAATCTCTCCCGAATAGGCAATTGGGATTTGTCCACTCATGGCCATAGTTTGCCCCGCGCTAATTACTAAATCTAATTTGCTGCCAGCCGCGGGGATTTTAAATAAGTAATAGCCACTGGGGAATAAGCCCAGTCTTTGCTGTGTGTCGCCTATAAAAATAATTCCCAACGATCCGTAAAACTGTTGGATATTTTGGAGTGTGAATGTAAAAGTGTCACCGGGGCTTATGGTGAGGTTTATAAATTCCGCAGATTGGGAAGTTAAATCTATTTGTTTTTGACGCTTAGGCATATCTATAAAGTAAGTAATTATTTATATCAGTATATCCTAAATTTATATTTTTTAATTTACCTATTGACCGACGATAGAAAGGTGTGGTATAACCAGAATGAAGTTAAAGAGTAAGAGAGGAATATAAAGACGACTAAAACAGAAGTAATTGAATTGATGAAGTCCGCGTCTAGCGAAGAAGATTGGAATAACAAATGCGATCAAGTAAAATCTGCTTGCGGCGGATATCCCGATTATTGGTTTGCAGAAATAATTGCATCTGGACTGGCGAATGAAATAAAAGCTGGTTTTTTTATGCTTACAAAACAAGATTTGTACGCGGATTTATTAAAACCTATTCCTTACAAGCCTGTTACGATATGCGGCAGGGTATGTGACTCGCCAGAGGACATTATAAGACTCGGTTACGAGCTTGTAGCTACAGATCCAGAAAAGTTTAAAGAATATCAACAATTAATGGACGATGGTTTTAAAAAATCTTTAGGTTCGTAATTTATGGCTTGGACAAAAAACTGGTTTAGTAATTTTGAGCCAATGGACACGCCCTTTATTTACCAAGATATTAAATACTGGACTGCCGAAAATTTCTTTCAAGCTATGAAGCCCGAGAGGGAGGATTTAACTACAAGGAAGTTAATATCTGAAGTAAGTCCTTCTGAAGCTAAAAAAATGGGTAGAAAGGTAAAGCTTAGGAAGGATTACAATTGGGATGAAATTAAATTCCTTGTAATGGAAGATATCTTAAGGTTTAAATTCATGGAGGGTACAAGTTGGTACTATAAATTAATGGCTACGGGAAGTGAGGAAATTATAGAATGGAATAATTGGGGTGACAGAATTTGGGGTAAAACTTACGACGGCGTTGGCGAAAATCACTTGGGAAAAATTTTAATGAAAATTAGAGAGGAACATAAAAATGGAGATTAGATTAATGATTGGCGGTAAAGATTACGGAAAGTTAAAATCAGCGGAAATTAATTTCTCTTACGGCGTAAGGCATTTAACAAGGGGATCGCATTTTTCCATAATAAAAATTAGTAAGAAAAGTGTAATCCTTCAAAAAACTATAAACCGACCCCAGATAGATTGCAATGGAGAGATTACTTTCGAGTCTGCTATTTGGAAAGTAGCCAGGAGTTATTTCAACAACGAATTTAAGGCTTTAACTAGAGAAGAGTTTTGCAAAACATTCTATTTTGATGAAGATGATTTAAAAGGATTAAACAGCGATGCAAATTAATTTTAGTGTCGCATGGCAAAGCAAGTTACTAAAAAAGAGGTTACTTGCGATGACCTTTCATGGTAGACCGCTATATGTAGACGATGAAGATTTTGAATTTTGGACACAGTATAGATTTTCCCAATTAGCAAGAGGAAAAACTGTTGATGAAGTGATTGACGAAACTTGGGACGATTATTACGCAGCTTTAGAGGTTTAAAGCCATGCCAGTTAAAAAAATAGGCACTATTGTTGGTAGCTACTTTAAAGATATTGACGGTTGGCGAAGAATCAAATCTTTAGATAGGGAATGTTCCGAACAAAGAATGTTGCAAACTTGGACAAGTAATAAAAAAATTATCGCGGTAGAAATTTTAAAATAGTCAGGTAATTAAAAAGTATGCCAGAAATAAAATACATAAAATGCCCTAGTTGCGGATGGGTTGGGGATTCCAATCCTACGCCAGCAGAAATTTATGGAAGTTTAAAAACTGAAGTTCCGACAGTAATAAAAACTTTACAATTAAACAGATCTCTTGGCAATTACGGTTTTAGCGGGAGTTATGCTGAATGTCCAAATTGCGGAAAAGATTTATCGGACGGAAAATTTAACGTAAACCCCGATTATTTATGCTAAAATATTATCGTGGTTCTTAGCTTGAGTCACTCCTCACTATTTACTATGGTAATCCCTTAACTCAGCACCAGAAGTTAAGGGATTTTTTTATTAATTATTCCTTCCCTGCGCCCGCACTTAACTGTTGATTTTGGGTTGATTGGTTTTGAGCTTTCATTAAAAACTCTTGTCCGTTAACTGCCCAAATTCCCCAATCTAATTCAAAGCCACCCCTTTTAATGACATTTTCATAGTACGATTCATACCCGAATTTCATGCAATACTCTAGGCTAATGCACCACTTAACCTGAGTTCCGACCAACCCTCGCAAAGCTTGGATATTTCTTGAGTACATCAATGCGGGTTGGTTAGCTATATCCTTACCTGAGTTTGATTCCATTCCCAACCCTGGGAAAAACCATAGCGGTACGCCAGGCGGCACTAACTCTTCCCTAAGCTTCATCCAATAATCAAAAACGCCCTTAAGACTTTCATTACCATTACTATAAGCTTTTCTTACGTCAGCTTTATTTAACAAGTAAAGGTTGGAAATTAAGCCTTGTGCTAATTGCGATTTATGCTCAAGCATATAAGCTTCTTTGTATTCTTCATCCGCGCCTTCGGGCATGAGATGAAGCCAAGGAGAAATTGCGGCGGCTCGGACAGCTTGGGCGACATCTGGACGGTGTTCTTTTAAGTATTCGTAAGCTTCAACTGACTGTAAAAATAAGGAGTCGCCATACCTTCCTGAAGCTCCTAATTCTTCATATTTAAAATGCAATATTTTCCAATCAGGAAATACCCTATCGTCAGGACTTTCGCTAATCATTTTCCTTTGTGAATAAGTTCCTTTTAGTTCCCCTTCACTATTTACATCCACAAACATAGAGAAAGTTGGGAGGTATTGGATTTTTTCTATAAAGTAATCTTTCTTATTTTTACTGTCGAAGTTTAATCCTAATTCTGCAAAACTATCGCCAAACCTCAGCATCCTCCTTACGCCTGGCTCTAAGGCATTACCTCCTAGAACTAAATCTTTTCCAAATTGCCTTGATGCCATTTCTTTACTTACACTAATTAAATTTTTATCTACTTCTACGTCATCCATCTTAGGGTTAACTTTCCAACTACGAACTTCGCCATTTTCTCTAATAAAAACATCCCTAGCTAAAATACTACTAGAGTGTCGTACCTCTGGATTCCATATTGACATCTCTATCAATTGGTGAGTTAAATAGCCATCCCCCATAATTGTTCTAACGGGAATTTCCGGTAATCCTAAGCTTAAATTCCTCTTAGAAGCTAACCCCAAACGTAAAGACTCAGAAGATCCTGTAAACCCTCGCGGTTTTCTTATCCTTGCAAGGATTTGCGTGAAAATGTTTTTTACTCTTTGGAAAAAATTAATACTAGGCATAATTTTTATTTTTTTACTTTTGGGACTTGACGACGGTATATAAACCATGTATTATATAATTATACTTTTAAATGTATAAAGAGAGGTAACTATGGAAGGATTAAAAAAAATAAACATTGGCGACATTTACTGGATGCCTGGCGACATTTACTGGATGCCTTCAAATAAACCTATTGATAAAAAATCAATAGATATTAAATTAATAGTTACTAAAGTAGGCACTAAGTTTATCTATGCTAATAATGAAGATACAAATTGGGAGTATAAGTTTACTTTTAAATCTGATGGTGTACTGGATTTAGTAAATAATATGTGTTCCGGTAAAGCTTATTCTGAGGAGCAATGGGAGAAGCAAAAGCTAATTATCAAGTTGGATAAATTAACTCAAAAATTCAAACAAGAGTTTTCGCAAATTAATAATTCTACAGACTTTAAAAAATATCAAGAGTTGGTTAGCGAAATGAATGAATTGTCTCAAAAGATTTTAAATCTATGAAGATCGCATACAACAACCCTCAAGCTATAACCGTCCTTCCCAATAATGCAAAATTAAAATACGAACATGACTTTAATTGTTTAACAGAAATAGTTAAAGATAAAAATTTTAAACCATTCCTTAAGTGGGTAGGAGGCAAAACTAGATTAATTCCTCAATACGAAGAATTAGGATTAATCCCCGCCGAATTTAATACTTATTTTGAGCCATTTTTAGGTGGCGGCGCAATGTTTTTCCATCTCCAAAATGCGGGGTTAATACAGAGGGCTTTGTTAAGTGATTTAAACTCGGATTTAGTGAATACTTATAAAGAAGTTAAGGATAATTTAAGTAAATTAAAACAAGTTCTTTTAAAGGAATTTGCAGAATCTCACGATAAGGTTTTTTTTGAAGAAGTAAGGAACAAAACTTTTACGTTAGATGTTTATAATGCCGCAAAGTTTATTTACTTAAATAAGGCTTGTAGATCAGGAATGTATCGCGTTAATAAAAATGGCGAGTTTAATGTCCCGATGGGGGATTTAACACAAAAGATTTACCAGCCAATATTATTAAGTGAGGCAAACTTAGCCTTAAACAGTAATAATGTAGCGGTAGTTAATACATCTTTCTTTAATATTAGTCATTTGCCTCAACCTGGCGATTTTGTATTTTTAGATCCACCTTATCATGGGACTTTTAATGGTTATAACAAAAGCCCGTTTGGGGAAGATGAGCAAGTTAAATTAAGAGACGTATGTAGGGAATACAATGAAAATAAAATAAAGTTTTTACTTTGCAATTCTCACAATAGTTTTATTTTAGATTTGTACAATGGGGATGAATTTAAAATTAATGAAGTTTGGAGAAATGGTACGATAAATAGTAAAGGCGCGGAAAGAGGTAAAGTTAAGGAGTTAATTATTAGTAATGTATGACCCATTTTTAAACACAATAAAAATACTTCATATAGAGGTATTGTGGCAGATGCTTTATAACATAAAAGAAAGCGTAGAAATATTGGAAAAACAATCTGTGGCGCAGGAGAAAAGTAAGGATTATAAAAATTATTATAAATCCTTTAAATACCTAAATCAGTGCCGCTGGAAAGTTTTGGAGATTAGCAAAGAAATAGAAAGTAGGGTTTTGAAATAATGAAAAAGTTTTTATGGTTTTCGCATTTTAGCGGCGGTGGCGGCTCAACTTTGGGAGCAATCCAAGCTGGGTTTATGCCTTTGCTGGGGATTGAGTGGGATAAGAAAGTGGCGGAATTATATGAGAAGAATTTAGGTAAAGTAATTTGCCAAGATATAGGAGAGGTAAGTATCCTAAGTGTTATAAAACATATTCCATTAAAAGAGGCAAGGGAAAAGAATAATGAGATTTTAGTAATCCAAACTTCGCCACCATGTCAGGAGTATTCCCAATTAAAACTAAATAAAAATCCTAATTCCGAAAGTGCAAAAGTCATTTGGAAGACAAGGAAGTTTTATGCTTTATTTAGACCTGAATATGTAATTTTAGAAAACGTTAGGGCTTATGCTAAAAGCGAGGTTTATATTAAATTTAAAAATTACCTTAAGGAATTAGGCTATGAAATAAGTTTTGAGGAGATAGTTAACTGTGCTGACTATGGCGTGCCACAAACTCGCCAAAGATTAATTACTATTTTTAACTATAGAAATTTCCCTGCCGTAAGGATTAGTTCTACGCATAGTAAAAATAATGGTGAATGGGTAGGATGGTACTCAGCAATTGAAGATTTAATCCCTAATTTAAAAGAAGTTAGTTTAACCAGAAAACAACTTAACTCTCTAAGTTTAAGGAATAAAGGCTTTAGTAATGCCAAGGTAGTCGTAGAAAGAGTTGGCGTAAGAAGTGGGGTGAATAAAATCCGTGAGGAAGATTCACCAATTTGGACTTTAAAAGCATCTTTAGGAAGCGATGGAAAGGGTGCGAATAGGGAAAAGTTAATAGATGTAAGCATAAATGGCGTTGTAAAAGGCTTAAACGTGGCGTGTTTGGCTAGATTGCAGACTTTTCCGCCAAGTTATGAATTTTCTGGCAAAAACGCCTTGGATGTTCATGTAATTGGCAATTCTGTACCACCATTACTTATTAAAGTAATTTGTGAGGAGATAAAAAATACTTTTAATACTTTTGGGGATTGACGGCGGTATATAAAAAGTATATAGTAGGATTAAGTTAAAGTTAAAAAAAATGCAACTTAAAATCTTTGAGATAACTGGTGAGTATGCTATATGTCACGGCGACGGGCATATCCTTTATGATCACCCTGGGGAAATTGTAGAATTAAGTTTCGAGGGAGTTAGAGTTTTTCATTTTAGTTTCTTTAGGATATTTTTTAGCCAATTAATTAAGGAATTTTCTTTAGTTGATGTTAAAGATAAATTGGAGACTACTAATATAACGGGAGACGGTTGGGAAGTTTTACAAGGAGTTTTTAAAATAGAGGCTAATAACTAAAAATACTAGGGAAAGATGAGGAAGATGAGAATTTAGTAATTAGCTTAGATGATAGGCTAGAAGTCGTAAGTCAATATCCTAATTTAAAAATAGTCGTAAGTGAGAAAGTAAAATGCTAATACTAAAATTTGTGGGGAAAATAACTCCTGAAGTAAATCCTGGGATTTATATAGAACATCGTTACGAAATAACTAAGGACAGCCCGCAAATATTTATTTTGCCAAAACCTTCAATATTTGATTCCGTTTGTGTAAGTGATGGCGTTAAATTTAAGCCACTGGCTATGGATTTTTCTTATTATCGTGTGCCGGGTTTTTGGGATAGTGATTTATGCGTAAGGACAGATGTTTATCCATTACTTTGGTTATTTTACGCATTTATTGTTTTTTTAGATAGGTGTAACTTAAAGCTCAAAAAAGTAGTCTATAAATTTTTACTGTGGACAAAACAAGGTAAAGATTTTCTTCCCGTTGGCGAGAGAGTTAGTTCTTGGAGAGAGTTTTTTAAGTTTTATTTAATTAGTTTAGGAGGATAAAAAATGTTAATTAATTTACCGAAATGCAGAACCCATATTAAGTTTGAGGAAATGTATGAGTATTTCTTTACAGAGGCTAACTTCCCAGAATTAGTGGAGCGAAACCTCAATTACGGATGGGAAGGTTTGAACACATATAAGTTTATTAAATTCCTCCAAAATAACAAAATCCAGGGCGTGAATGCAGGGGTAGACAAGCTTTATAGCGTCGCACAGCTTGAAGAGTTGTATAAACAAATTAAGTCTATCGATCCTGAAGACTGGAAGTCAGGCAATTTAAGTTTTCTAGAAAGTTAAAGGTTAAAGTAAAGGTAATTTAAAATGTCTCATGAATTTAGACTCGCTTGCAAAACCTGTAATTTAGAAACAGAAGAAGTTAATCACGCTCAAGAAAGTATTAAAAATTTCTTGAGTAAGTGGGAGGAAAATAAAAACGCCCTAACTAAAGTATTAGATTTAGGGTTGTTTGATATTGGTGATGTGCGCGAAAGTTTTAGGTCTAAATCACTTCCTGTAGATATTTATGAATTTATGCTTTTGCATGAAAATCATGAACTAGTAATTAGGTCAGAATACACATCTGTAGCAGATGAGGTAATTAAAGCTAAGGTAAAAAAAGCGTTAATTTTTAAGCTAGAGGAAGAATTTAACAATTTATTTACTGTTAAAGAAAATGGCTATGGGTACATAAAGTTAAAAACACCATTTACTTTACCGGATGGTGCAATTATAGATGTTTACTTAAAGCTAAATAAAGATGGAGACGTAGAGCATATCACCGACTTAGGATGTACATTAGGGTGGGTCTATGTAAACTGCCACGAAGAAGATAGAAGTGCGGATTTTTGGGAGAGGGTAAAAGATTTTGATGTAGGTTTCATTGGCGAAACGTTAATTACCAAACCCTCTCCAAATACGGGATTAATGCAAGAAGTTTTTAAATTAATTACTGCAATAATTAGAGTTAGTAATTTTATTTAACGCCTTAATTTTTTTGCATAAAACTTAAAAGTATCGTAAAATGTAAATATAGTATATTTTTACACACGCTTTTAAGTATGTCTACGATAAATAAAGGCGACCTGCCTAGATATGAAAATGGCGAATATGGGCAATCTGAATTAACGCAAGCTGTGGCTAATGCCGAAGTAGCAGCACTCTTAAATCCTAGTAGCGGTGGCGGAGGCTCTACCACGGTTAACTTTGGCACTAAAATAACAGATGCTACTATACCTACCGGTGGTGTGGGTAACTTAGGTTGGTTGTCTGCGATTTGGAAACTGATAGGCGATCGCATCCCTCCAAAGTCAGCTTATGAATCCTCAACCACAATTACAATTACTCGCGCTGCTACTACAACTTATACTGCTTCTGCACCAAACTTTGATGTTTATGGCGGTCTATTCCAACTTCAAAATATAGGCGAAGCTGGTAAAGGTATATTCCTTTCTTATTTTGAAATATCTCTCAATCTATCTTCT